CCAAGCGCAACTCTGTGGGTAAAAACTACTATAGGTCTAGAGGTCATACTGCGTTGCTCTACCAAGATGAGCTACACGAAGTAACTAATAGCAATACACACAGTGATAATGAGCTAAGAAACTTTGGTGTAAACCAACGATGCGTGATTTATATAGAGCCTGATACAACGACTGCGCGAGTACAGGCAAACGCTCAACGTAACGGATTGCTTGTTAATGGTAAGAAGATTGATTGGGCTGGCATACAAGAGGATTTTTCACAACGTATTCCTGCAGAAATAACTAACGCACTTAACGCAGATTACTCTGATACAAAAGATGTAGTAGACCGAATTAAAGAACGCTTAGCCGCGAGCGCAAGAAAAAACGCAAGTAAAAACAAAACCATAGAGCGTGAAGATGGTGATGTCGCGCATGATAAAGAACATGAGGAGGAAGAGGAAGTTCCTGCCTTTAAGCGGAAGGGCGACAAAAACGTACCCCCGAGGCCTTATAGGCCAGGTGTGCATGGCCCAAAACGAAAAACATTACCTGTGGCTGAAATTGATGCTGACATAGCGGAGATAGTACGCGGCGTAGAACTTCTTACTAGTGGGGCAATAGGTATAGTTATGAGTGATGAAGATGACGGAATGGCAGGGCATTATTCCGATATTTCTAGGATACTCACAATCCAAAGACAATGGAGACCTTACCTAGAAATGAAACGAGAAATGTTACAGAAGTTCCAATCCTTATGCGGAAGCAATTGGGATGACACTTTAGAGGAGTCGTTTACTGATCTTATATTAGAAGAACACGCAGTTGACCTAGGGGAACGCATACATCTAATTAGAAAGTTTGCTGACACCCATGACGCATGGAACTGGACAAACTTAACGAAACTTGGATTTAGTAGTGAGGCAATAAGCTTAGCTGCCATGCCTACGGAACGCAGAAATCAGGCAATAATCCGAAAAATATACGATTCACAATTGTATATAGCGAATAAGTCGTCAAGACACAAAACCCGCGTCACTGTATAAAGCGAGTTGTTACGTATATGAAAATGCACGATAGATGGCGTAACATTGCACATGTCATACATAAATATGATACGTGTGATGCACGCTCACCTACGTACAGGGAGTTAGGTACGGGGGCAGGTATACCCAGCACAAGCCATGTATCGTATTGCCTGCGTAAGATGCGTACACGTGGCTGGATAACATACCACGATAATATGAGCAGAACTGTGAGGTTAACTGAGAATGGTAGAAAACACTTCTTCTTTAAAGATTGATAAAGAGTATGGGAACAAACCAGTTGATGAAGTCCAGGAGCTAGTGGATGCTGGGACGTGGAGTGTGAAGGAAGTCGAAAGCGGCTTAGTAGTTCGCAACCAACATGGGCATATTCAATCTGGTTCAGCTCATCTCCCAAGTAATAATAAAGCCGATAAAGAGATGATGCGCGAAGAAAAACGTGCGTTAATGGAAGTCATACAGGAGCGTGGTGACACCCGTGAATGGTACGAGTCGCTAATGGAGTCTGTGCGGAGAAAAAACTCCCAGTCCCTGATCACTTGGAGAGATACCTTTTTAGGAAAGCCTATGGAACTCACTGAGGAGTCCGAACACGTAGATGTAAACGGTATGCTGCTTGAATTCACACAAGTAATGATTACTGCCGCTCAAAAGAAAAACGAAAGAATTATTGAATGAGTGAAGATGAGCCAAAGAAATCCAATGGGAACGGTACCACTATTACAGGGGTGCAGCTTTTAGTGGGTATTATATTCATACCTGTCGTGTTAGTATGGCTTGCATTGGGTGCTCGCATAATTTGGTCCGCTACTGGGAATCCAGAAACGCTTGATCAGATTGAGGGCCTCCTTACCGCCTTGGCTGTGCTGAGCCTACCAGTATCGATGGGCCTTCAAAAACTATTTGAAGCATTTGGCAATGAAATTGAGTCTAGGAGGCGTGATGACTGAAGATTGGCGACACCCAGCGTGGAAGATGATTATGCCAGGTAAGCAAGCATACGAACCTTTTGACTGGCAACGCGACAAGATTCACAAGTTATCTACCCCTGACCACTCTGTTCCTAGGCTTATTGGAGCCTGTGGGAGACGTAGTGGGAAAACAACTGCAATCATAGCTGAGGTCGTGAAGGAGCTTTTCCGAGAACGCCTAGACATTTCTGGTGTACGGAAGGCCCCACTAGTATATGTAATCGCCCCGAACTACGAGCTCGCTATGAAAATCTGGGAACCAATCTGGGAATTATTCGTCTCGGAGAATGGGGGACTGTACAGCTTGAAGTCTTCTCACGACAAAATGAGGAAGCTAATCAACTTAAAGAACGGAGCTAGGGTACAGGCTAAGACCGCAGATGACCCTAAATCGCTTCAGGGAGACCGTGTGACAGCGGCATTTGTTGATGAGGCCCATGATGTCTCTGAAGAAGCGTGGGCTAACTTCATGCCTGCATTAACAGATTCTAAAGGAGTACTTAGAGCTATTGGTATACCACGTGGAAAGGGGAGATTTAGGTCTTACTTCCACCGTGGGGAGACAGATACAGGCGGACGGTTTGAGTCATTCTCTGTCCCGTCATGGGAAAACCCAGCTATCGACCCCGATGAAATCTATGCTATGCGGGACGAATTAACAGAAGCAGAGTATAAACAACACTATTTAGCTGAATGGGCAGATGATGATGGACAGGTCTTTAGGGGGTACGAGAACCTATTCACCTCAGAAACCCCACTAGTAGCAGATAGCCAGTACATAATGGGACTAGACATCGGTAAGATGCACGACTTTACAGTAGCCTACGTAGTAGACATTAAGTCAGGGCATTTCGTAGACATGGATCGCTTTAATGGGGTGGACTACACCACACTAGGACCACGTATTGCCAACCTGTACGAGAAATATAATTGCCAGACAATCCATATGGATGCCTCTGGAGTAGGTGAGCCTGTCCAGGATATGTTGCGCCAAGAGGGCTGCTCGGTGTCTCCGTTCAAATTCACCAATAACTCTAAAGCGCGGATTATAGCAGGTATGGCCTCCGAAATTGAGCATGAGCGTGTACAATTCTTAAAAGGGGACACTCAGCTTTCAAAGGAGTTGAGCTTGTATGAAGGCAAAGTATTAGCTGGAGGAGCTATCCGATACTCCGCGCCATCAGGTTATTTTGATGATTGTGTAATTGCAGCGGCGTTAGCGATAGACAAATTAAAACGAAGAAGGAACACCTCACGGAGTGCAATGCGTGGGAATTACCTTACATTCGGGTCAGGTAAAAATAAATGGTAACTGGCGATACAACATATAACTCTCAGGATACTGAGTACCAACGATTCCTTACATTAAAGAATGAAATTTACCAAGGGTATTTTGCTGCAGTTGAACTGGATAATGAGTATTACAACTTAGATTACCCCAACCAAAACCAAATTATTCCTAAAGAGTGGGGACAACGGGGCATTTCTCCGACAATCCCACCAACAGCACGTAACGCAGTAGACAATCTGTCGGACCATATCCTGACATCTCCTAAAGTATTTGTCCCAGCACGCCCTACTGATGAGGATTTGCAGCAAGAACAGGACTTAGCAGAGCGTAAGCGCCAATTTATTCACGCATTCTGGCACCAAATTGCCGTTCAACAAGGTGGACCACTTAATAGAGCCAAGAAACAGGCCATTAAAGATGGGCGCATCATCCTTAAAAAGACTTTACGGTGGGACTTGATTCCCGACGAGCCAACCTCCACCGCAACACGGAAGGAAAAGAGTTCCTACCGTAAAGTAATGAAGAACCTAGGGCGTAGTGAGCTAATATGGAGCGTTAAAAACTGCCCTACTGAGACTATTCTGGAAGACCCAGCAGATTGTTATAATCCAAAGTACGTATATGAGTTCTATAAAGTATACGCATTAGATGCACGCGAAATGTACCCTGAGATGGAAGAACATCTTGCATCATATAAAGACACAGACAAAGTAGATTATGTGGAAATGTGGACTAAGCCTAGCGGTTCGAGTCAGGGTCGCTATGTAATCTGGTGTAAAGGAGAGCGAGTACATGACGATGTTAACCCGTATCACTGGGAAACAGCGATGTCGACAGAGGAGTCTCCCCGCTATGACGGATATGTTCCGTATGCTATTAGGGACACTGGGTGGGGCGAGTTCTCGGCGGAATCCAAGCCAGAAGAAAGGTACGTTGGTGTACTACGCTACGCTCATCCAATGCTTGAGACGGAAGCTAGGCAACTTACTGCAGTCGATATTCAGATGCGATTCTCAACATTTGCTCCAGTCGTTACAAGAAACATCTCGGAAGATACTGACCAGCCTATTGAGATTGGGCCAGGTAAACGTATCAACCTTATGGACGACCAAGAAATCGAATTCAGATCGTTACCAGATGTTCCTGTTAGCGCATTCCAACTTATTAACAAGGTCCATGAGTACACAAATGAATTATCAAAAGCGTCCATCCTGTCGGGCTCGGCGCAACGCGGAGTAGATACAGCTACAGAAGCCGATATGAATGTCCGTAACGCAGCATCTAAGCTACAAGGTCCTATAAATGCCTTACGGTCAGCGATTATGGTGGTAAACCGTTGGGTATTCCAAGACATAGAGAACATAATAGAGGCCCCAGTTACTGTATATGGCGGTATGAAGGGCACTCCTAGCTCAATAGAAATAGCTCCAAAAGAGATTGGTGGCTTCTATGAATCGTATGTTGAGCTGGATACAAGCGACCAAGCGTCACTTAATGCTAGAAATGCACGTCTATGGGCAGACCTATATTCTGTATACCAAGGAACTTTGTCTCCTCAAACAGCTATGGAAAAAGGTGGCATCGAGAATCCGCAGGAAGAAATGATGAAAGCGTCAGTAGCTAGGTTATTCTTATCAGAACCAGCCGAGCAGGTACGTACTATGATGATGCTTACTAATCTTGGTGGGCAAGCTGAGGACATCCTTACTGCATACCGTAATGGTATTATGCAGGAACAATCAGCACAGCAGGCAGGAGCACAGGCAGCAGGAGCACAGCCACAGCAAGGTGGCGTGAACCAAGCTACGCGGCCTACTCAAGACCAGATGATGAATCCAGCACAACCAATCATTGAAGAATCCCAAGAGAACGTACAAATAGATCAGGCGCAGGAGATGTTCAGATAATGTCAGGAGAACTTTCTAATGCAATGGTTGACGCAGTAGGGCAAGCAATGGCAATGAATACAATGTCGCTTGAATATATTGCTGATGCGTTTGCTACACCCGAACAACGTGATTTGTTTAACGCTACCCTCCCTGAGATTATGCAGACCTTTGATTCACACGGCCACGGTAAGGACATTAGGTTCTGCCAGGAGCCATTCTGTGTAAGTGCAAGGAAGACAATTCAGGGTATAGTGGGACAACAGATACAAGGCATACAAGGTGCGTTAGCTAATCCTCAAGGTGGCATGTAATGACTGATTATGGTGAAGACTTTAACCGCAAAGAGGCAATAAAGATAATAAAAGCTATTTCTAAAAGCTATAACGAAGCTAATGGTAAATCTATTATTAGAGGGAATACAGAAATTGTCGGAGCAAGAGACTCACAATTATGGGATAATCCTTTGGTACCATATTTAATTGATGCTGTAGAGAAGGCTTTATATAGCGGAATGTCGGCTAGTGAGGTAGAGGATGCCGTACTAAATGCAAGTGACAACATCCCGCTTCAGCCTGAAGGGAATAAGGCTGAAAAGGCAGAGGATATAGCTCAAAATAACATTGCTAAACACTTAGCTCGCTCTATTCCAAGTAAAGGTAGATC